CACAAAAGAACAAGTCCAAACTTTACATAATACGAGAAGCGGTCAATTTGCTAATGGAAAAGCTGAGGGAGACCCATTTATTGTAAGAGGTGGATATAGGTGCAGACATACTTGGTTGCCTGTAGCTGATGAATTCTTTGATTAATTACAAAAATTAAATTATATACTAAAGAAAAAAGGAGATTAATTATGGCTGACGAGCAAAAAACGGAACAGGAACAACAACCTGTTGAAACTAAGGTTGAGGAAACTATTGAAAATAATACTGATGAAGAAATGGTATACAATCTAAAACAAAGCGATTTAGAAAGATTAATTCAAAAAAGAGTTGGTCATGTAACTAAAAATTTTGAGAAAAAATACTCAGGTATTGACCCTGAACAAGCTAGAAAACTTTTACAAGAAAAAGAAAATAAAGAAATGGAAGATCAAAAAGCCAGAGGCGAGTTTGAAAAAATATTAAAAGAACAAGCTGAAAAGTCTAATAAAGAGATTGCTGGTTTAAGGTCTGAGATAGAAAAAGTTAAAGTTGATGGTGCATTATTAAATGCCGCTTCAAAGAACTCAGCAATAAATCCAGATCAAGTAAAAGATTTGTTAAAAAGTAATGTTAAATTAACTGATGATGGAAAAGTAGAAATACTTGCAGAAAATAATCAGCCAATGTATAACAAAGACGGAGAACTGAAAAGTATTGACGAATATGTAAAGGACTTCATTACGGAGAACCCTCACTTCCAATCAGCAACCCCGTCAGGGTCAGGAAGCAAGGCAAATCTGGGTAAGGTTGACGCAAAGCCATTTAATCTTGCGGATTTAGATATGACAAAGCCTGAAGATAGAAAGCAATATGCTGAATATAAAAAGGCAAGAGATAAGAATATTGTCATTGATTTAACACGAAGCTAATAGGAGATTATTATGGCTAACGAAACGACAAGTAGCACGGTATCGGAACTATATACCGAAATCGTAGCTGAAGCATTGTTTGTTGCTCAAGAGCAATCAATCATGCGTGGTCTAGTGCGTAATTATACAATCGCTGGTGGTGGAAAATCCGTAGAAGTACCGATTTATTCAGCAGTAAGTGCGGCGGCTGTAAGTGAAGCAACAGACTTAAGTAACACAGCAGTAAACCCAAGTTCAGTAACAATAACTGCTACTGAAAAAGGTGTTATGACAACACTAACGGATTTAGCAAGAAATTCAGCACCAAGAAATGTTGCTGGAGATATTGGTAGATTATTTGGAGAAGCAATCGCTAAAAAAATGGATCAAGATTTAATTGGTTTGTTTGATGGTTTTTCTACAAGTATTGGTGGTGCTGGAACAGAACTAACTATTGATAACATTTTCAAAGCAGTAGCAACATTAAGACAAGCTAATGTTCCTATGCCTTATTATGGAGTGTTCAACCCTAAGGTTATTTACAATGTTAAAAAATCTTTAACAAATACTTTTGTAAATCCTAATGCTGGAGACTTACAGAACGAGGCTATGAGAACAGGCTTTATTGGAACTATTGCTGGGGTTCAAATTTTTGAGTCTTCAAATGTAGATGGAACATCTGATACAGATAACTGTAAAGGTGCTGTTTTCTCTCAAGATGCTTTAGCTCTAGCTATGATGCAAGACCTAAAGATTGAAAGCCAAAGAGATGCTTCTTTGAGAGCAGACGAAATTGTTGCAACAGCAGTATATGGAGTAGGAGAAATCCACGACTCATATGGTGTTGAAATGCTCAACGAGTCAGTAATTAACTAATCTTTATAAACTAGGGGTGGTAATCCACCCCTTTTTAAAATATGGTGGTCTTATGAGTATGATAAAGTTAAAAAAAGGCGATAAAATCATTGAGAGAACAAAAGATGATTATGACAAAAACAAAGATACATGGACTCATAGAGGTTATAGTCCTGTAGAAGAAAAGAGTTTCTTAGATAAAATCAAAAAGAAAGCACCAAAGAAAAAGAAGTCTAAATAATGGCAACATCAGTATTTAGTGTAGCATTATCTCATGTTCAGGAATATCAACCTGACATAGCTGGTTTTGGTATTGCAAGTTTTGATACACAATTACAACACGCAGAGGACGATGTTATTAGACAAATAAGAGAAGAATGGTGGGAAAGATACAGACACACAGTAAGATACAAAGATATTACTAAGGTTACTTCTTTAGAATTAGTAAATAGTAAACTAACAGCAACACAATTTAGAAGATCAGTATGTTATAAGGCTTTATCTGATTATATTTATCCAATGCTTTCAAAGTTTAGAGACCCAGATACAGGCGAGGGTAAAGATAGTTTTCAAGTACAAATGGATTATTACAAGAATAGATACAGCGAGGAGTTTCAAGCTGTGTTAAGAGATGGTGTAGAGTATGATGAAGATAGTAGTGGAACTATACAAGCAAGTGAAAAAGAACCTATACATACTCTTAGATTAGTGAGGTAATATGTGTATCTGTGATGGTGAATGTATTTGTAAATAATGGTAGCAGACATTAAGTTTACAGCTAATACAATAGAAGTAACTAATTTTATAAAAAAACTAGAAAAAAAAATTCCTAATGAAATACAAATGGGGTTAGCTAGAGCCTCAGCTTTTGGAATAAAACAAGTTACAGATAAAACACAAAAGGGTCAATTGCCTGATGGTGGTAGATTAAGACCTTATAAAAAATCAACAAAGAAAACTAGGAGTAAAAGAGGGAGACAAGTAGGTTTTGTAGATTTAACAGACTCAGGTAGAATGTTTAGATCATTAACAAGTAAAATAACTAAATCAAAAGGCTCTTTGTTTTTTAGAAGAAATGAAGAAAATAAAAAGGCTTTTTTCCATGATACAGGTACAAGGTTTATGGAAGCTAGACCATTTTTTGCTATTGGACGAAGAGATGAAGATAAGATAAGAGATATATTCTTTAAGGCAATTAAAATATGAGTAAAAGAGAAAGTATAGCTGGAGATATAATATCTAAGTTAGATGCAGTATCTAGTCCTATTGAGTTTAAGCTAATAAAAAGAGAACCATTTGAACCTGAGGAGTTATCTCAAGCACAATTTCCAGCCGCATATATACAAACAGGAGACGAAACTAGAGATTTTTTTTCTATTGGAGATGTAGGTTCAGGTAAAAGACAAGGAACAATTGATTTTCTTATAGTGGGATTTGTTAAGGGAACTACTGCAAATATTGATACCTTGAGAAACCAATTAATAGAAGTAGTAGAGGAAACCTTAGATAATGACATAACTAGAAATGGTAATGCTCTTAGCACCCAAATTGTAGAAGCTAGTTCTGATGAGGGTGTATTATTTCCTTATGGTGGAGTAAGAATTGTAGTAAGATGTTTATATGAATTTGTCAGGGGGACTTCATAATGGCTAAAAGAATAAAAATATACTTTCCTGATGGAGAGAATGAATTAGAGATATTTGACGATCAACTAGACAATTATCTTGCAAAAGGTTTTAAGAAAGATAAAAAAGAAGATAGACCTCTTCCAAAAAATGATTTAGAAGAAGAGGAAACAAACATAATAGAGGAGTAAATTATGGCAACGCATACAGGATTAAATGGTGTTGTTAAAATTGGGTCTAACACAGTTGGAGAAGTAACTTCATTTACTTTGAGCCAAACTCAAGACACAGTTGAAGATACATCATTAACAGACTCAATGAAAAGTTATAAAGCATTAAGAGGAGACGCAACTGCAACAGTTGAATGTCATTTTGACGAAACTGATACAGCTCAAGAAGCGGCAAACTTAGGAACAAGTGCTACACTAGAACTATACCCAGAGGGTGCAGATAGTGGAGACAAATATTTCACAGGAACAGCTATTGTTACTGGTGGAGATGTTGGTGTTACTATGGACGGAATTATTAGCAGAACTCTCTCTTTTCAATTCACAGGTGGGGTTTCTGAGGCTACAGTTTAATTTGTGGTAGAAAAAATAGATTTTTTTGAGGGAGTCAAATCTCATTTTGATTCTCTTGAAGTAAAAATAATTGAAGTTCCTGAATGGGGTTTTATTGGCGATAAAGCTATGTATGTAAGACCCTTTACCATGAATGAAAAAGCCAAAATATTCAAAGGTGCAAATGAGAGTGATCTCAATGTGTTGGTTGATGTTATAATACAAAAAGCTGAAACGCAAAGTGGAGACAAGATGTTTGACTTATCTCATAAGCCTAAGTTTAAAATGAAAGCCGATACTGATGTGATTTCAAGAGTTGCTACTGAAATACTTTCTCAAGACACAATTTCTGACCTTAAAAAAAAGTAAATTCTGACCCTGAACTTTTTAATATTCTAGCTTTAGGAGAGAAGCTACATATGTCAGTAAGAGACATATTGCAAATGCCTGTTCAAGAGTTTAATATGTGGTTGGCTTATTTTCAATTACAAAATGAAAAAGCTGAACAACAACAAAGGTTGAACAGAAGATAATGGCAACTAAAAAAGTAAATATTGATATTGTTGCAAGAGATAAATCGCAACAAGCCTTAAAAAATGTAAGAGGTGGACTAGACAAGGTAAAACAATCTGTATTTAATGTAAGAAATGCTTTAGCTGGTTTAGGTGCTGGTTTAGTTATTAGAAACCTTGTAAATACAGGTAAAGAAATAGAGTCATTACAAGTAAGACTAAAATTTTTATTTGGTAGTGTTGAAGAGGGTGCAAAGGCTTTTGATGTTATGTCAAAATTTGCCTCTAAAGTTCCATTTAGTTTAGAAGAAATACAACAAGGTGCAGGTGTTTTATCAGTTGTTTCAAAAGATGCTGAAGAATTAAGTGAAATATTAAAAATTACAGGAAATGTAGCTACAATTACAGGTCTTGATTTTAGAACTACATCAGAACAAATACAAAGATCATTGTCGGCTGGTATAGCAAGTGCTGATTTATTCAGAGAAAAAGGTGTTAGAGATTTTTTAGGATTTAAAGCTGGTGCAACTGTAACTGCAAAAGAAACAGCAGAGGCATTTAAAAGAGTATTTGGAGAGGGTGGAGAATTTGCAAATGCTTCAGATGATTTAGCTAAAACATTTGAGGGAACTCTCTCTATGATTGGAGATAAGTTTTTTAATTTTAAGAAAACTATTTTAGAAGCTGGTTTTTTTCCTGAGCTGAAAAAACAATTTGGTGATTTAGATAAATTTTTAGCTGATAATGCAGATACTATAACTTCTCTTGCAACAAGCATAGGTAAAGGTTTAGCTCAAGCTGTATCTTCAACAGGCAAAGCAATTATATTTTTGAAAGATAATTTTGATATTCTAATTTCTGTTATTAAAACTTTAATAGCTTTTAAATTAATTTTATTTTTTACAAATTTAGCAACTGCAATAGGTTCAGCCTCAGCCGCTATGCTTGTATTTAATAAAGCAGTAGCAAAAAATCTTTTAATTGGTGGTGCGGCTATTGTCATAGCAAATCTTGAAAAAATACTAAAATTAACAAAAGAAATAATGGGAACATCAGATGGATTATCAATAACTGTTCCTGTGGCCGTAACAGAGCCTACAGGTAGACACCCTGAAGAAATTATTACAGACAGAACAAAAGAATTATTAGAAAAACAACTTAAAGTTTATAGACAGTTTGCAAATATAAGAAGATATGAGGCGGCTGAAGAAGCAAGAGAACAAGCAAAAATTAACAAACAAGGGTTAGAACAAATCCAAGATAATACAAGAGACTCTTTAGCGGCTGTAAGTGGTTTGAATAAAACAGCCTTTGAAGCATATAAAAGATTTCAAATAGCTGAAGCTACTATAAATGCTGTGAGAGCCGCATCTAGAGCATTTGGACAGTTTCCATTTCCTTTAAATATAGCAGTAAGTGCATCAGAATTAGCAAAAGGAATGGCTTTAGTTGCTCAAATAAAATCAACTAGCTTTAGAGAAAAAGGTGGCCCTGTATCTCAAGGTAAACCATTTATTGTAGGAGAAAGAGGCCCTGAGATGTTTGTTCCAAATCAATCAGGAAATATAATTGCAAATAATAAAATGGGTGGAAGTCCTGTTAATGTTACCTTTAATATTAATACAGTTGACGCAAGAGGTTTTAATGAATTATTAACCAACAGTAGAGCAACCATAGTTAATCTAATTAATGGTGCTGTTAATGAAACAGGGAGACAGGCAGTAGTATGAGTGGTGCATTACCTGATGTTGATTTTAAGGCTTTTAACTTTTCAAGTGAACAAAGAACTTTGCGTAGTACAACGGATAGTGGCAAAACTTTTCGTAGGCAAATTGATGGTCAAAGATGGTCATTTTCTCTAAGCTACCCATTAAAAACAAGAGCAGAGTTTGCACCTATACAGGCTTTCATAATTAAACAACGATCAGGAAAAGAAGATTTTACAATTACATTTCCAAGTTATCTAAATGCTCAGGGTTCTGAAACAGGAACAGTAAGAGTTGTAAATGCTCATAGTGCTGGCGATACAACAATAACTGTAGATGGTCATGCGGCTGATAGTGCTGGTTCTTTTAAAGCTGGAGACTTAATTAAATTTAATCACAGCAAAGTGTATATGATTGTAGAAGATGTAACACCAAGTTCTAATACATCAACACTTACAATAGAACCACCTCTTAGAGATGCTTTAGCAAATGATGAACAAGTTAATTATGATAATATTACTTTTACAGTTCATCTAAATTCTGATGTTCAAGAGTTTGGAACTAATACTATTGACAAAGATAATAATATTTTAATTAATTATGAGTTTGATGTTATTGAGAGTATATAATGGCAAGAGGATTATCAAGTGCTGTAAAAACAGAATTAGCTACAGGCAATATTGCACCTGTTCATTTAATTGATCTTAATTTTGCAACACCATTATATTTAACTGATTGTAGTTTTAATTTAACATCAAGTATTTCTGGTAGTTCAAGAACTTATACTGCATCAGGTCATTTACTTGGAGTTGGTAATACTCAAGAGGGTTCAACACCAATTAAAAATTCATTTAATTTAACATTATCAGGTGTAGATCAAAGTTTTATATCAATAGCTTTAAATGAAAATATAATAAACTCTACAGTTCAAATATACAGAGCATTTTTAAATAGTAGTAATGCAATTATATCTGACCCTTTTTTATTGTTTGATGGTTTTATAGATCAATATTCAATAGAAGATGATACAACAACTGCAAACATAGGTTTAAACATTACTTCTCATTGGGGTAATTTTGAAAAAGTTTCAGGTAGAAGAACAAGCGATACATCTCAACAAAGATTTTTTAGTGGAGACAAAGGTTTTGAATTTAGTGCTTTGACAGTTCAAGATATTAAATGGGGTAGAGAATAATGGGTTTTGGCAGTTTTTTTAGTGGAATAACAAGTGCTATAACTTCTGTAGTTAGTAGTCCTGTAGGAAGATTAGTTGCAAAAGCTATTCCTTTTTTAAGTCCTATACTTTCATTTGTTTCTATTGTTTCAACAGCAATTACTTGGCTTAGAAAACCTGATGAACCAGAATTTAATTTTGATAGTACACCTGAAAATATTGCAAAGGGCGTATTAGTAAATAAAACAGCCGCAAATGGTCAAATACCTGTAATATATGGAACAAGAAAAGTTGGTGGAACTATTGCTTTCTTAGAAACTTCAGGAACAGATAATCAATATTTATATATGGCTCTTATACTAGGAGAGGGAGAAATAGATGATGTAACAAAAATATTTGTTAATGATAATGAAGTTACTTTTGATGGAGACTTAGCTGATAATACTCAAAGAGATGTAGCAAGTTCAGATAGTAATTATTATAGAGACTCAGCAAGTTTAATAAAAGTTGAACCTCATTTTGGTTCTGACTCACAATCAGCATCTAGTTTATTAGACACACTTACATCATGGACTTCAAATCATAGACTTAGAGGAGTAGCATATTTGGCTATTAGATTTGAATGGAACACAGACGCATTTGGTTCTATTCCAACTGTTAATGCAATAGTTAAAGGTAAAAAAGTTTATAATCCAAATCTTGATGGAACAAAAACAGGTGGCACAGGTTCACATAGAGAAGATACAAGTTCTACTTGGGAATATTCAGACAATCCGATTTATCAATTATTAGATTATTTAAGAAACGATAGATATGGAATGGGTATTGTTAATGAATATTTTGATAGTAATTATGCAGATTTTCAAACTGCTGGGGACATTTGTGATACAAACATAACACCTTTTTCTGGTGCATCTCAAATAGATTTGATTGATAGTCATGCTGTTATTGATACTTCACAGAAAATTATTGATAACACAAAAAAGTTTTTAACAGGCTCAAGAGCATTTCTAAATTATCATGCTGGAAAGTATCAAGTAACAGTTGAGACTTCAGGAAGTGCATCAATAACTTTAACGGAAGATAATATTATTGGTGGGATAGGAGTTTCAAGTAAAAACAAAAATGAACGATTTAATAGAGTTATAGTAACATTTATTAATCCTGATAAAAATTTTCAGGTTGATGAGGCACAGTTTCCCCCTGTAGATGAAACAGGATTAGCTTCAGCAGATCAACACGCAACAATGAAAACTGCTGATGGTGGTATTTTATTAGAGGGTAGATTTGATATGCCAAGTATTGCAAATCCTTATCAAGCTCAAGAAATGGCTGAGATAATTTTAAGAAGATCAAGGTCAAGTTTAGATGTTTCACTTACTGCTGATGCAAATGCTATGGAGTTAGTAGTTGGGGATATTGTGAATATAACTCATGCTACACCAGCTTTTAGTGCAAAACCTTTTAGAGTTTTATCTACAACAATAAATGGAGATTGCTCAGTAGCTTTACAACTTACAGAACATCAAGACTCTTACTATACTTTTGGAACGCAACAAGAAGTGGCAACTATACCAGATACAACACTTCCAAATCCTTTTAGTGTTCAGCCACCAGCTAGTGTAACATTAACTGATGAATTAATAGAATATGCTGATGGAATAGTTATCACTAGGCTAATAATAACTATTGGTGCGTCCCCTGATAACTTTGTTGATAATTATGAAGTACAGATAAAACAAACGAAAGATCAAAATGGAAATTCAATTACAGACTCATTTAGAGAAATTGCTGTAGGTAAAATATTAGAATACCAACATTTAAACGTCATAGATGCGGCTGAGTATCAAGTCAGAGCAAGGGCAGTAAACACATTAGGTTCTAAATCTACTTTTGTTTCTACAACTAGAGTTATAGTAGGTGGAGTTGAAGCACCAAGTAATGTTGATGATTTTGCTGTAGAAATGCATGGACAAGATCATATGAAATTAACTTGGACACCACCAAGTCAAGAAAGCGATTTAGATATTTCTTTTTATGAGATTAGATACCAAA